TCCCGTTCTGCGAGGGCCTGCAGGTAGTTATTGAGTATTTCGATCTGTTGCTCCATGAGCATTAAATCGGCGACGAATTGTCCTATTTTGTTTTCCATGGCTTTCTCCTTTCTAGGGTGGGTCAGACTTTGAAGTCTATTTCATCTTTCTTGCAGTATTGGATCAACTCTCGCACTGGGACATCGGTCACGAGGTGGATGCGCAGAATGACGTGGGCGCTGATTTTGTTAGTGCCGCGTCGGATTTTGCTAATGCAAGAGGGTTGTACGCCGAGGATGTCGGCGAGGTCTAGGTCTCTGTCGAGTTCGAGGAAGTCTTTGACGGCGTCGAGAAGGCGATGTGAGTCAGTATGTGCGCGTGGCATTAGATTTTCCTTTGGCAGGAGAAGGCTTGGTGATCGACGCGGAAGGTCATGGCGTATTTGCAGTCACTCATGATCCGTGATTCGCTATTACCTGCACCGATGTAAAGGCCGATTAAAAAAGTAAACAGCGGCCAGAAGGAGAATGACCAAATGCGTTTGGCCCATGGCGCGACTTGCTTGGTGTCGAAGAAGTTTTCAAAGTTCATCTTTAGTGTCCTTGAGGGTTTTGAGTTCAGCCAGTAAGGTTTCATTTTCCTTCTCCAGTTGTGCGTATTTCTCTCCGAGTTCGGCCCATTTTATTTTGTAGATATTGTTGTTATCGATGGTATCGGCAGCGGTATACAGTAGGCTGGAGACGGTGTCGTTATTGTGATCTTCAAGGGTTTGTCCCACGTCGCGAAGTAGTTCAGTAAACCGCTTGTTCATGCTATTGCTCCGAGGAGGTTCTTGATGCGTTGTTTTAAATTAGGACTGGTCCGTGTTGCGCGAATCTGGCGCAGGTAATCGTTACCGTCTTGTGCGCAGCCGGTAGCGATGTAGAGTTGTTTTTGAAGCGATTGGATTTCTCGTACGGCCATGTCCCGTTGGCGGCGATAGCGCTCGGAAAGACGTTGCCAGTATTCGACGGTGTGCACTGAATTATTCATGTGAACTCCTCCATGCCTTGACGCGAAAGTAGTTGTCGATGAACTCCGGGGTGAGGATATCATCCTCGACGGCAAGTACCTCTGATTCAGAAAGTGCCGACAGGATATTAACGCGGCGAGCTTTGTTTTGTGAAGAGGGGACTTTGACAAACACGCCCGTGATGTCCACTTGCAGTGGGATGTCGGGGCCGTCGAGGGGATCGAGTATGTCGAACTCGACGTCTACCTCAAGGTTGATGTTGGTTTTTAAGTGCATCTGCTTTCTCCTTTATGCGTCTTCTGACTTCTTCTTGATACCGTGCGTAGGCTTCGGTTTCTTCCTTGTCTTTTTGTTCAACTTCAACCAACGTCTTCTTGAATGCCGCTTCGATGATCTTTTGTGTAAAGCTCATCATGGATATTTTGTAGTACATAGACAATTCCTTGAGCATCTGGTGCGTCAAGAGATTGATGTTTAAGACCTTGTACTGCGTCTTGCGTAGCGCTGAGCCGGGGCCGGGATACTTGTACTTTCGGGGCCTGCCACGTCGCTTCTTCTTGCTGCCCTTAGGACGCCCTACCGGCTTAGGCTTGTAATCCACACTTTCTCCTTTCTTACGTGCATAGTATACGACATCGGTGAAACATGCAAGGCGGAATTTATTCTAAAAAAAGGGCCTGCATGAACAGGCCCCAAGCCAACATAGGAGAAAGGAGGCTTCTCTCGAAGACCCCGAATCGATCATACTGCTTCTCCCCATGAACGTCCAATCTCCACGTCCACACGGCTGGGGACCTCGATGGATACGGCCTTTTCCATGATGGCAGCGGCCTCGCGCGCTTCTTCTGCCGACTTTACCGACATTGCCACCTCATCGTGGACCTGTAGTAACAAAGTAAAACCTGCTTTGTGTAGCGCGATCATTGCCGCCTTGGTCTGATCCGCAGCCGATCCCTGAATCAAACGGTTCAACCCCTTGTAAGTGAACGCTCGCTTCACCTGCCGCCCGTATTCCACCACGGCCTGCTCATACGGCAACGCCTTGTTCACGCCCCATTGTTTCGGCTCCCACAATGGAAAGCGGCACTTTCTGCCCAAGAGTGTGCGGATCGCGCCGCCTGAGGCGGGATGGTCAATCCGCTGCATCACCGCGTTCACCGTCCCCTTCAAGTACGGCACCTTCTTGTGGAAGACTTCCAGAAGGTCAGTGGCCTCCTCCATGCCCATATCCAAGGATGCTGCAAGCTTGCCCTTCTTACGCTTAATCCCTGCCATATCCGCGACCATCTGGTGGAAGTCGGTATCGGGGTCTTGGTGGTAGGCCTCGACCATCTTCTCCGCCCCCGGCAGACTTAAGAGACTGGCGTAGTGCACCAAGAGCCGTGGTTCTTGAGAACTGAAGTCACAAGAAGCCCACATGTCGCCTTCTTCGGGCAGAAAGAGCGAGCGCACTAACGGGCCGATTACCTCATGCCGGGCCGGGACCTGCTGCAAGTTAGGGTTTGCCATGGACAGTCGTCCTGTAACCGTGCCGCCCTCATCACTACGTAGCTGGTTCACGTGCGGGTGGATACGACTGTCACCCTTGGAGAACTCAAGATACGGTTGTAAGAATGTCCCGTGGGTCTTGTTTAGTTCTCGGGCCTCCACGATCATCTTGGCAACCGGATGTTCGCAACTGTCGAGGAAGCTTTTTGTAAAGGACGGCAGGCCGTTGGTGGTCTTGGGATACGCCACGCCAAGGTGGTCAAAGCCCTTGGCAATCGACGCAGCGGCCCAGATATCCACGGGACTGTCACAGGTCTTGCGGATGTCCTTAATCAGCTTGGCTTCGCGGTCTCGATACTCTGAGATCACCTGCTCTGCCTTGTTCCTGTCAAAGCGAATCCCGCGCAGTGTCAGGTTGATCAGGATGGGCAGAAGTTCTGTTTCGATCTCAAAGATGTGTTGGACTTCGTCACGCAACAGCAGCGGCTTGAAGGCTTGCCAGAGCTTTAAAGTAAGCGCAGCGTCTTGCTCTGCGTACTCTCCGACGTACATAGCGGGGAGCTTCCAGAGTTCTTTCTTAGCATGTACGCCGAAGTCCCCAGCCGCGTCTTTAAGACCTTGTTCCGATTTGACCTCTTTAAGGTAGTCGAAGCCAAGCGCATTGAGGCTGTAGGAGAAACGATTTTCGTCGAGAAGCGGGGCGGCGAGCATCGTATCGATGAGTCGGCCATTGACTGTAAATCCGCTTGCAGCCAGCCATCCGGCATCGTAGGCGGCGTTATGCATGATTTTGTCTGCGGGGGTGGCGAGGACTTTTCTGATCCACCGCTCGACAATATTCTTATCAAGATTCCCGCCCCCACCATGAGCAACAGGAAAGTAACCGCTCCATCCTTCGACAGCAACAGCGTACCCAACAATGTACCCGTCCCGACGAGGCCAGCCGGGACCCATACCTTCCATGTGCGGATCACAGGTTTCCAAATCAATTGCAATCTCCTTTGCATCAGACAGATCAGGGAAGTGGGCCGGGGGCACCCATTCGGTCTTCACCGGAAACAGTGGCATGGTCCTATTCAATTCGAAATCCCCTCTCTAGGCTTTTTGGTTTGATGATGTGCAGTGTCTCTTTGGCGCGAGTAAGACCCACGTACAGCAGTCGATTCACGTCGTCCGCGTTATACGCATATTCTTTGGCAAACTTCGGCGAGAGGTCCGTGAGCAGTAAGACGTGATCCGCCTCCCCGCCTTTCGCGCCGTGGATCGTGGACAGTTTGATCGGCGCTTTGTCGTTCAATCTTGCCCCGCGTCGCAGGATCGAGATCATGTATTGGCGCTGGGCGTCGGATATTTTGGTCAGCACCTTGTGCCAGATGTCGTCAGCCAGAAGGCCGAACGACTCCTGCAGTTGCGTCATTGTGTATTCACCATTCGGATCGATGTCGCGCAGTGTCTTGAATCCGCGTTTGACGAACTCAGCACCTAAGAAGCGATAAATCGTTTTGACCACGGGCATAGGCATGGCTTTGCCTTTGCGCAGCGCCTCCCATCCGAGTACAGCGGTTAGGATGTTCTCGGAGATGCTCCGTTGTCCGTGACGCTCGAACATCAATCCTTGCGACTTTAACCACTCATGCAAGTCATTTAGCATGTAGTTGGTGGACGCGAGCAGTAACCATTCACCCTGCGTGACGTTAACTTGTTCAAAGTCTTCGTAGTAGAAGATGCTCCCCTCTTCTGTGCGAGGATGCCACTTCTTCTCTTGCCGCGAGCGGATGCGACTGACTACCTTGTTTGCCAGCGCGTGAATCTTTGCAGGCACACGGTATGACTGTTGCAGTACCTTGACCTCGCCGTCTAACGAGAGGAAGGTTTTGACATCTGCGCCTGCCCAGTTATAAACCGCTTGGTCATCATCACCCGCGATGAAAGTGCGGTTTGCGCGTTCAGCGAGTTGGATGACCATCTCCCACTGCAGGCGCGAGAGGTCTTGTGCTTCATCGACAATCAACACGTCCAGCTTTGGCAGGTAGTCCGGCTCTTGCACGATCTGCTCTAGTAGATCGGTGAAGTCCATCAGATTGTTTGAATACTTGTAGTGACGATACGCGCGCTCGACGAATTCGAAGTGAAACCATTCGATACTAAGACCCGAGCGGTTGTAGTGTGTGCGTAGGTCCACGCCACGGATGCGGGCGAGGTTGATTTCGTTAAGGATGGGGTTATCCGTCTGAACGACAAACTCTTCGTCTCCGCTGCTAACGCTCATGTCAAGCCCTGCTTGCCGTGCAAACTCACGGTAATTCTCTGGCTTCATGATTTCATTGTTCGACACACGCAAGCAGCGATAGGCGAGGCTATGCAGTGTGCGAAAGTACGGGAAGTCCGTCTCGGCGTTGAGTTCGTTGAATTTGGCGATCGCACGGTCTCGTGCTTCGTTCGCGGCCTTACGCGTAAACGCGAAGTAACCGATGGAACGTGCAGGTACTCCCGACTCTAGTTCTTGCTCGACCAAGTTCAAAAGATACGTGGTCTTACCAGAGCCGGGAGGCCCGAAGATTTTATGAATCTTCATTGTCGTCGAAGTTTTTCCACAGGACGATGGGCTGCGTGTCGCCTGCATACTTGAACACGAACTCGCGTTCAATGTATTCGGCGGCTTCTTGTTCGCCCATGTTGTCTTCGTCCATTAAGATGCGGACCATTCCAATTGCGTCGTAGACGAGGCGCTCGACTAGCTGCTCGCCATGCCACGTTGTGCAGATACCTACTTCAGCCGCTTTGAATTTTTGCAGTTCGAGGATTTCCATTAGAACGGCGCTCCTTTCTGTTGTGGTGTTTCAAACGGTGTTTCTTGACGCGTGAACCGTGGTACGCGCCACGCTCTTACTGCTCTGCCCTTCAAGAACAAACTAATTGGCTCGCCCCCGAGGTCACGAATCTTCTGTGCCATACGAGGTGCGGTCATGCCGCTAAATGCACTGCGCTTTAAGTGTGCTTCGAGGTCCTTCATGCGAAAGTAAACGCGAGACTCTTCTTCGTCCGTCCAAGGACGGCCCATAAGAATTTCTTCGCGGTCCATCGCTTGTTGCAAGTGCGTGGTGAACTCCTCTAGCAAATCTTGGAAGCGGCCTGATTGACTGTTCAATGCGCCTGCCGTTGACATCCAAGAACCACAGTGGTGGCTCGGAGTTGTACTTGGTCAAGCTTGATACCTTCGGTGAATCTGGGCCGTCAGCACCGATGCCATGTCGGCGGGTGCGGCATAGACCGGAATTGCAAAAGGAGTTCAAGGGTGCGTCTTTGCACTTGTACTTGTAGTCCTTCTTTTGTATCTGCTTCGTGATCACCAACAGTTCATTTAAGGGCAGTGGTGGGCCCATGAACTTTTGGTTGTACTCCATGAGTTTGTCTTCCCAGTTGTTCGGGATGGACTTTTTGAGGTAGACCGCGATGTTAAATAGGCCGTTGTTGCGAGTGCCTTCCGGAAATCCCTGATTACATAACGCCTGCAGACAGGGCGGACCATCTTTGATGGGCGCGTCCGCATTTTTCTTTTCCGCTTCCGGATGAACGAGCGGCACTGGTTGTACATATTGTTCGTAAAGCCCAAAGAATTCGCTAAGGCTGGAAGCCTCGCCAGCATCATTGATCGCGTAACGCAGGGTTTCATCGCCCCCGAAATACGGAAGGTTAAGGAAGTTACCCGTGTCACCGCGCTCAACAAGGACTTCAGTTTGTTTCGGAAAAATTTCACGACCACTTTCTCCCAGTATGCTTGCACACGTGTTTAAGTAGCGCTGCATCTCTGCAGCGAAGATGGGTTCTTTTGTAAACAGGAATACATGCGCGCCGCCTGACTTACTACGGCAGACAACAAGCGGTAGGTTTAACCGACGAATCTTTTCCACCAGACCTTTATGGTCCAGAGGGTACTGATCAATGTCAATGCAACCCCATATGCAAGTATTGTCAGGACGAATAGGAATGATGCCAAGAGAAGGCTCAGCACCCTGTAGGTGACGTTCCCAAAGGTCATCGGTTGGCGGGTTCCGTACAACAACTGCCTTGCCTGCTTGTTTGCCATTCCCCGTCTCTCGCTCTATTTTGTAGGTTCCATAGGCGATATTCGACCCTTCGAATATCGACTTGAATTTGGCGATATCAGTCATTTCTGCTTTCTGTAAAGGGAAAAAGGGCCCTACTCCCTCGCGGTTTCGGGCCCGTCAATCAGAAAGGTTGCGCGCCTGCTGGTGCAGCCTGTTCGTCGCTATGAGTGACTTTCACATCACCTGCGTTGATTGAATCTGCAAACCTCTTCGCAGTCAGATACATACCCTCGTCTTCGACGCTGCTGTTGTGCTCAACTTCCCAACCAAACCACTGGCCCTTGTCGTTGCTTTCCTTGACAGTGGTCAAGCGATAGGTTTGGGAATACATCGGAGGCGTGTAAAGACCGTTCTTGCCCATCAGCTTCACGCTTTGCATCATGGTGTTCCACTTGCGCGACTTCTTAAGCTGCGTGGACTTCATGACGATTAGCGCTGGATGAGGGATGCCTGCTGCGTCGATTACCATGACGTAGTGGTTGGCGGTGTTCTCGATGTAGTTGCCGTTATCGAGATAGTCTTTGTTCTCGCCGGGTACGCGATGCGTTTTGGAGAGGATGTCGCTAGTGCTGGGGTAATACGCTATAGGTGCGCCAGAGCCGCTGCCACGCGGTGCCCACTCAATGTACTGACGTACGTAGGCACAAGGGATAACCAGAATACCCTTCTTGCCATCGAAGAGTTCCCCTGTAACGCTGTTATAGATCATACCCGGCATTGCGCCGTCTAATGAACCAACCTCTGGCGAAGTGTTAGTCAGTAGGCGGAGAAACGGAAGCGCAAAGTCATCCTGATTCATGCCAGCGAAACCGGACTGCGCATCCTCTTCAAAACGGTTCGTTAAGACTGCGACTGCATTAGTCTTGACTTCTGCTATTTCTGCTTTACCCATGATTCTTGCTCCTTGTGTCGTTAAACGGATTTGATTGTCGCTTTTTGGCCGATGTAAGCGCCGAACAACTCAGATGGAAATTCGCGACCTTTCTCCACCTGTTCCTTGACCCATGCTTTGAGTGTCATGGGCTCAACCTTTTCTGCTTGCTCAACGGGATAACCTGCGTCCCGTAGTGTCGCAACGGCTTTAGCACAGAGTGCTTCTTCACCACGACCAAAGCGAACAGAGACAGTATTCTTGATGATGTCGTCAAAGCCATGGTCCCGCAGCCATTGGAAGGCTTCAGAACGCTTTGCTTCAGTGATCGAGGCGCTGTAAAACGCTTTGATCTCGATGGACGAACCGTCTTCCATCTTGAAGCTTTTCATGCCTAGACTGGTCAATGCCTCGGGGATGACTTCCTCAGTCAGCTTGCGATACTGCTCTTTACGCTGCTTGAGTTCAGTCTCGTAGTCCTCGATCTCTTTCTCAAGAGACTTGGCACGACGCGCCATTTTTGCAATGCCTTGCAGATCGTTATCTGCGATCTGCAGTGCTGCTGCATCTTGCTCAAATATATTCGTCAAACTCATTTTGCATTTCTCCTTTCTTGAACGCGCTATTAAAGTCAATCTGTATTGGGATGTATCGTCGTTCTCGCTTATCCCATTTCAAACACTTGAAGCGTCCGTTGTTGCGTTGTGCTGCAACGACTGCGACGATCGACATGGCCGTCGGGTCACCGATGAACAGAAGATAATCTTCGTCAGAAAAGTTTTCAAGTACTCGATGTGCCCGACGCACTGTAGGTGCTACAGAAAATGCCACCTGTGCATTAGGGGGCAAGATCGTAACGATATCTCCGAAGTCCAAAGCAGACGATATATTGTGTTGCCCCGTTTCGGAAACGGCAAAGACTGTAGGCACTTCATTTCTCCTTTCTGTGTTCGAGTTTTGAGTATATACTTGACTCCGGGGATTTTGCAACCCCCACAGAAAGGAGAATCGCTATGGATGAATTTTTACAACGATACCCCTATAAGAATAAGCCCTTCCTGCATCAGGAGGCCTATCTGACTAGGTTTTGGAATAAGCAAGTGGCCGCTCTCTTTTCAGAGATGGGCACAGGCAAAAGCTTTATGTTGATCAATAACTTGGCAATGTTGTATGACCAAGGACAGGTCAATGCGGCGTTGGTGATTGCGCCGAAGGGTGTGTACCGTAACTGGATGGACACAGAGATACCCAAGCATATGCCAGAACACATCGTGTATCGAATGGCATTGTGGACCCCGTCTCCGAAGAAAGCAGAAAGAGAAGCGTTAGACAGAATGTTCGAAATCAGTGAGGACTTAAAAATTCTCATCATGAACGTGGAAGCTTTATCCACGGAAAAAGGCGTGAAATTTGCGAGTAGGTACTTACTTGCACATGACGCTTTTATGGCGATCGATGAATCGACCACGATCAAGACGCACACGGCGGCACGGGCAAAGAACGCGACGAAGATTGGCAAGCAGGCCAAGTACAAGCGCATCATGACCGGCTCACCCGTGACGAAGAACCCGTTGGACTTGTTCCAGCAGTGCGTGTTCCTTGATCCGCGATGCTTGGGGCATGACAGCTTCTACACGTTTCAGGCGCGCTATGCGGTGATGCAGGAGCGGCAGTTAGCGACGCATACGTTTAAGCAGATTCTGGGCTTTCGGCATTTAGAGGAATTAAGGGAGAAACTGGATCGCTTTAGCTTTCGGGTGACGAAGGATGAGTGTCTGGACTTGCCTGATAAGTTGTACGTAAAGCGGGAGGTGGACTTAACGGAAGAGCAGGCCAAGGCGTACAAGGAGATGCGGCTGATGGCGTTGGCGTTGTTCCGGGAGGGCGAGGTGTCCACGGTGAACGCGCTGACCCAGATCATGCGGCTGCATCAGATCGTCTGCGGGCATGTGAAGCTGGACAATGGGACGGTGCTGGACTTGCCGAACAACCGGATCAAGGAGTTGATGAGCATCGTCGAGGAGTCGGACGGCAAGATGATCATCTGGGCCAATTACCGGCATGACATCGAGGCGATCAAGCTGGCTTTGTCTTCTGTCTACGGGATGAACTCGGCGGCGGCGTACTACGGGGAGACGGAGACGGACAAGCGGCAGGAGATCGTCAACGACTTCCAAGACCCGAACAACCCACTGCGGTTCTTCATTGGCAACCCGACCACGGGTGGATATGGCTTGACGCTGACGGCGGCAAATTTGGTGGTGTACTACAGCAATTCGTTCGATTTAGAGAAGCGCCTACAGTCGGAAGACCGGGCGCACCGGATCGGCCAGACCAAGAACGTGACCTACATCGACCTGATCTGCCCCGGTACGGTGGACGAGAAGATCGTTAAATCTCTGCGCGACAAAATTAACATCGCCACTCAGGTGATGGGAGAGGAACTGAAATCATGGCTAATTTGATCCCCGTCAAGAATCTGTACACCTACGAGCGTCTAGAGCGCATCGAGACGCCCAAAGGACGCACGTATCGTCGGGGAGAGGAGACGCCGGTCTACAGCGTCACCAACATTCTTGACAAGACGAAAGATAAAACCACGCTGGACGCTTGGGTGGCGCGGGTAGGGGCCGAGGAAGCGGAAAGAATCAAGAACAACGCCGCTCACGTGGGAACCGCCATGCATTTCGTCATTGAAAGATTCCTAGAGGGAACGGCATTGCCCCCTGCGGAGGATTGGCTGCAGCTACGGGGCTATGAAATGGGCCACCGGTTGATCAATCAGCACTTCGATTCGTTGGAGGAGGTGTGGGGGTCAGAGGTGCCTTTGTACTATCCCGGCAAATATGCGGGGACGACGGATTTGGTGGGCGTGTTCCGTGGGAAACCGTCCATTGTGGACTTCAAACAAAGCCTGAAACCCAAGCGCTATGAATGGATCACGGATTATTTCCACCAGCTTGCCGCGTATGCCATGGCTCATGACATCCTGCACGGCACAGACATCAACTTTGGGGTGGTGCTGATCGCGGTACAGGATGGCTCGACGCAGGAATTCACGACCACAGGCCGTGATTTCGAGCGTCAGAAGAAGGAGTGGATGGACCGGGTGGAGAAGTTTCTGACTAAACTTTCCGAAACCTAGCGGTCTTCTTGGCAATGCGTTTTGGCTGCGCGACGAACTGCTTGCCAGCCTTCTTGCCTGCCCGTTTTGCCCGTGTCGTAGCAAGATAATCTTCTGGACTCAGGGCCTTGATGGCCTTCTCTGGCAGGTAACGCTCGCCGGTTACAGAAGAAGGCTTGCCACTTTTTGTGGTCCATTTCTGCTTGCCCCAAGCCTTCAGACTTAGCTGGGGCTTTTTCATCTTTTCTTCGCAGCGGGTTTTTTCACACTCTTTGAAACGGTGCCCCCTTTTTTGTATACTCCGCGTCCTTTCAAGACATCTGCGCGAGTTACTTTACCGTCTCCTGTTAAATCAGGAAATTTTTTAGCAGGAGCTTTTACCGCACCGCCCTTTTTCATGCCGCGTGTTTCTCGACGTAGCTCATCCCGCTCTTCTCTTGCTTTTTTCTTGTCCTCATATTCCCCCATATCAAAGCCATAGCTTTTACCAAAGAGACGAGCAACATTACGCGCGTCCACTCCCGCCTCAAGAAGGGCGTTAGAAAGCTTTCTTTTATCTACACTAGCCACGATAACCTCCTCCAGATGATTTGTACTTCTTCGCTAAAAGCTGGGCCTTGCGCGCGCTCCATTGCCCGGCGGCAGTGCCCTGCACGTTTGATCCTTTAATTTGCTCGAACAGGCGCTTACGCAAAGAAGGCTTTGTGTAGTTGCCTGCCTGATTGACCTTCGACTTCGTCGGTTTGGTTGCCATGATCACACCTATTGAATGGTGGTGTCAAACGGGAACAAGCGCTGCAGCATCTCGCGACTAGTCCCGCCAGCGGCTGGTTTTGCTGGGGAAGGTAGCGGCGACTTTGTAATGTCAGGCATCGGAGGCACGTTCCCAGTCACTCCGGGCACACCCATTGTCGGTGGTGCGCTAGGCATTAGGCGTCGTTGACGAATCGGAGGCACCGGCGCTGCATAAGGTGGCTGTTGTGGGTTGACCGTTGGACGGGTATCCGATGTGGCGAAATTGATACCCGCATTAATCATCGAACTATTGAAGAGGCGAGCTAACAGGTAGCTCTGCTCCTCAGGCAGTTTGCCTGTTTTCTTCAGTAACTGCGCCATCATCACAGGGTCTTTGACCGCTTGCTCTAATATCTGCCGTGTTGCCAGTAGTGGCGTTTTGTCAAACATGTCACGCAAATACTTCGAACCCGCGCTTGCCGCGATCAGTGAACTAGAGTCGAAGGTTTTACCCAGTTTTGCACCAAGTACACGAAGCGCAAGTTCTTCGACAGCACCTGCGCCGGTTAGCAACTCGTTCAAAAGCTGCGGGCTTTTCATCGCGACTTCAACCTGATCCATACGGTTGATCAACGATTTGATGTTCTTTGCCTCGCTGATCGACATCATCCCTTTGTTGCGCATCATCGAATACAGGGATGGACCTTTCAGGTACAGGGGCTTAAAGATCGCGTCTTCAAACGCTCGAACGTTGAAGTTATCGATGCCGCCTGCTTTGGTGAAGGCATAATCCATGACGGTAGCCTTCAACCCGTCCAAGGATGCACCGGCGTCCTTTGCCTTGTTCTTGACCGCGATGTCCGCGAGCCGTGCAAAATCAGCAGCAGGCTTTTTACCGTTTAAGATTTGAGTCAGAACACGTGTTGGATTCTCAACGCCTTCTCCAACCAAGTCAGCAAAAGCGCGCTGCGATGCGACCTGCCTGTTAAAAGAGCTTTTCGGATCGAGGACAACACGTAGGGCATTCTCTGCGGTGACCGCGTTTTCCAAATCGTTGTACAACCCCATTCTGCGCAATGCATTTTGGTGCTGGTTGACAAACTTCTGCAATCTTGCCGGATTAACGCGCTGCGTGACAGGATCGATCGTCTCATTAGCCATCAACATTAAATACCGCTTGTGCGCGTCTTGAATAGATACGACCGCATCACCAGTGACCTCAGCGTAGGGCTTTAAGAAGCGCACCTGTGGGCTGTTCGCACCGAAGTCTCTGACAGCATCGTCGTACGCTTTTCTCAACGAACCTACGGCGTTTTCTATCTGCGACATACGCAATGACGTGAGGTCAGTCCCTCTGCCATAGGCTTGTTGGACCAATATCTCTGCAGGCAACTTCTCCCCTGCTGCAGTGGCTACTGCACGGCCACCGGCATACGTCGTGCCTTGCGTTACATCTGAGGCAAAGGTCCGTGAGAAAGTATCATTTAACATCCTTGAAAAGGAGCGCGCTCTGTCGTATGCAGGCAATCCCAGCGCGTCCAAGTCTTTTAACGCCGCCTCCGCCATTTTTCCGTAGAAAGCGGCAAAGGATGGATTGGATGTTGCCGCATCTCTAGCATAAGCCAACAGATCGCTGCGGATGTTGATTAAGTCCTGTACTGTCGTGTTGTCAAAGATCGATACACGCTTTTGCGTTCTCGGACCCGCAGGCTTTGTCAGATACTCCTCTGGCACACGTCGTGTGTCTAGATAGGCCCGCGTAGCCTTGCCCTGACGGTAGTTGTTGATCACGTCGCCATCAATACCAAGACGGCCCATGATGGATCGTATCTCGGCAGGCATCTTCGTGTTGAACCGTTCCGGTGTCATGGACGTTGCTACATCCAAAAACGCCTCGCCCAGATTGTTTGTCTTCGCTGCGCGGGGAAGAACGGTAGCCTCACCCTTGATCTTACGGGTCTTGAAAGCGTCTTTCTCAGCCTCTTCCCACAGCAGTCTTTCGTACTTGCGCATGTCATCTAGCGCACGTACCGTTTCGTTCTTGATCGTTTCACCGATCGACCGACGCGTGTCTTCAGGATTAGCAGCAAGACGCATCTTCGAGACTCTATCTGCCGCTGTCATCTCAGCGGCCATCAGCCGCTTGTTGATGATGTCGTCAAAGACTCCTCTTTCCAACTCTGCCGCCTTTTTAAGCGCAGCCGGAGAGCCTGCTTGACGAAGCTTCTCAATTACAAGCGCATAGACCTTTAGCGTCTCTTGTCCCTGCTTTAGTACAGCAGCAGATAGCTGTGGATGGTTACGAGCCATCGTGCTCTCAAAGCCCATCAGCGTGGCAGAGCCGCCTTTTTGTGCAGACGTAGGAACAGCGCCAGCAGGCAACTGTGCTTCGAGGGCCTTGATCAGTGAAGGAATGTCCTCGCCATTTTGTTCCAGTATGCCGCGCAGCTTGTTGGCAACTTCCAACTCTTTTCTGGCAAACGCTTGCTGGGCAGCGCTTTCGCTCGGGCGGATCATGTTCTTCAACTTGACGCCGTAATCCACAAGCGCATTACCTAGTGTCATGACCACTTTTCCGGGGGCAAAAATACTGCCGCCTACTTCACTCGTAAAACGTGCAAAGGCGTTGCCCGGAAAGGCCGTCTCGGCAAAGTAAGCGCCTGTACCCGCACCGGTGGCAGAAATACCCTCTCCGATCAAAAATTGAATAGGATTCTTTCGTGCGGACATACCGATGTCGGTGATGAAATTACTCACACGACCATACTGCATAACCGGCATGCCCAACATGAAGGGCGAATACATCAGCATTTCGCCAGTGACTTTTGCGCCCTCACGAAACGGAATCAGACCCTGTTTTTTAACCTCCGGGAAAAGCGCTTCGATTTCCTCTGCAACCTGCATGCCCCCGAGAGTACCTGTGCCAAAACCAAGTAACCCGGCATAGGGCTTGACTGAAAGTGGCACGGGGGCCATGAGCCCCCCACGCAGACCCGCATAGCCGCCTGCCGCAGTTGCCGCACCACGACCTAAACCAATCTGGAAGCCCTCTTTCAATGTTTGGGACACTTCCTCAGGCGACACCTGACCCGTCTGTTCTGCCATGCTAACGCGTGGTGCAACAGTAGGTTCCTCGGTAACGGGCAGTGCCTGCAAGCGGATGTCGGTAAGCTGTTCCGTAGTCAGACCTGCCGCAGGACGTGCAGGCGCAGCCTCGGGTTTAGCAGCCCCTTTACTGGACTGCGTCTGTGACTGGATTGCTGCAAAGTCTTCCGCACTAAGTCCCATGAAAATGTCCTTTAGCTTTAAGGCTTAGTAAGAATCTGTTCTGCGCCAGTGCTTGGATCAGCGACGATCCACATGCTTCCAGACGGCGCTTTATCCCACTGGTCCTTGCTCTGCAAAACCTTGGCGTTAGGCGGTGGGAGTCCCACCAGTTTTCTAATCGCGTCCACGTCGTTGATTTTTTCACGAGCGGCTCGAATCGTTTCAGGCGCTAATTTTTGTCCCCCGTAGCCCACCTTGTACGATTCTTTGCGAATGTTAAGCAGGAGATCATCCAACGAGCGCAGACGCAGTCGATACGCGCTTGGGTTGTCGATCATGTTAGGGCTGATCTCAAGCTTCGTTTCAATTGCTACACGTTCTGCATCGGTGAATCGCGGGTTCGTTCTAAGCGCAAGGTTGATTCGACCCTCTGCCTGTTTCAAGAAACTCGTCGCCGTGACCTGCTCTTCTTCACCCGCGATCTGATCCAAGCCGAAGGGCAACGTCTTAACAAATGCGCCAAAGATGTTAACGACACCCGTTCCTTTACCCGCCAAGTTATACAACGTCGGGTTACCCGAAGTGGGCGACTGCCAGAAGTAAGGAACATTCTGCTTACCTTGTCTGACGGTAATGGAGGGTTCCGCTGGCTCTGCTGCGCCCTTGGCTTCTGGAGGCGCGCCACCACCGCTCGGACGTGTTCCTCCACCACCTGTTGCAAAGTTAACGTCTGCGCCGATTGTCTTGAAGAAATCCGTGCCGGTGCGGTCCTTGTAGACCTTCGCGGCTTGCTTTACGTGAGGCGGCATATACACAGGCATCGTCACCGTGTAAGGCTGGTTCGTGATGGGATCAGTTCTTGTCTCTACACGCGGCGTTGCAAGCTTGGTCAGCGCAGCCTCAATAAGGTTGTTCTGCTGCTCCGTGGTCTTGCCCATGGCCCAATTGGACAACGCGCCCGGCTCAGAAATGATCCGATACTCCCAGTCGCCTTTGCCAAAGAGGTTGCCAAGACCCGATTTGCTGAGGACGTTTTCAAAGCGCTTTCGATTGCTTTCAATGACCCTAGCGTTGTATTCCAAGGTGTTGCCAATCTGCTTTTCAGTCGCCTCAAGCGCTGCCAGATTGATAGCACGATCCTGCTTTTGTAATTCCGCTGCACGTGCGCCAATTAAAGCCGGTACGTTACGTATACCGGCTGCAATACGTCCAATTGGCGAGACGTTGCCACGAATGCGATTGCCCTCGGCATCCACGCCTGCTGCAACATTCAACGCGCCCTGCGCGATGTCAAATAGCATCTGCGCTTGCGTGAGTTCTTTTGAACCACCACCCAGCAACTGACGATAAGCCGCTGCCTTTTTTGGCGCGTCCACCGCTAGTTCAGGAACAGGCAGGGTTGATGATGGCGTCATTAACGCCTGTCTGGCTTGCGCGACCAACTCGGGGGGCAAGCTCATGTAGGAGGTCTCTTGGACTGGGGTCACGGCCTCCTCATCGGACCCATCCTTAAAACGTTGGACAATGCCGCCATTTTTCATGGCAATCGGCGCTTGTTGTTCAGCGGCTGCAGGCAACGATCCAATACCGCCCGGAGGGGGTGCCTTAGGCATTGGCATCGGAGGCGCGGTCTGTGGCCCTTGAGCCATGGCCGCTAAGTCGGCAACCCCGCCTGCCGGTGCTGCCATCGGATTCGCTTGTGCAGGCATTGCCATCTGTGGTGGCGGCTGCACCATCGCGCCTTGTTGCGCCAATACTGGCTGCAACAGCGCCAAAACCTCTGTCGGTGTTTCCGAAGCAGCGCGGTAGCCGACGAGGTCTGCGAGTTCTTCGACACGCGCATCTACTGAGCGCATGTCACCGCGAAGATTGTTCATGAGGATTTCAGGCGAATCAGGACGACGGTCCATCATCTTGCCCATCTCCATTTCATCCTCGTCTTCTTCCTCGCCTTCCATGTCGTCCATCATGGATACCTGATCCATGAAGCCCTGCATGATGCCGACGTTATTCACGTCCTCAGGGGGAACGGGAGGCCCTTTCTTCTTGAACATCGGCCTGTCAATTACTTTCGATTTCATCATTCCTCCTAGAACAAGCCTGCTTTCTTGGCCCCTGCAGCCGCAGTGATGCCCGCAATACCCGTAGACACTGCCGACATCAACGGACTAGGCGACGGCGACGTAGTGGACGTGAGTGCCGTCTGACTACCCGGCGTCTTCGACAAAATATCCGACTGGAAGGAGAGCAACTGGAACGGCAAGAAGGCTTCCTGTGTTTTCGTTGCCCGCAGCGCATCCAAACGTGCTTGCTGCAACGCCTGCTCCTGTGCGCCAATCTGTCCCATGAGTGCAATATCGCCTTGACCGAGTTGCTGCTGCAACGCTGCCAGATTGCCGCGCTGACCGGCCTGTTGCGCAAGCTGGGAACCCATTCCGCCCAAGGCAGAACCTTGCTGCAGACCAAACTGACCTTGCTGCAATCCGAGACTGCCAATGCCCTGACCAAGCTGGCTGTAGATATTGGCTTGGTTACCCAAAATGTTTGCCTGCTGCCCCGCAATCTGCGAAGGTAACAAACTCATCTGACCTAAGGCCTGCGCGGCAGCAAGCTGACGCTGCTGCTGCGACTCAAAGCCCTGTTGCGCGGCCTGTTGTGCTTGGATGTAGTTCTGTGAGTAGTCCTGCAGGATGCGCTGGCCCATGACATCCATCAAGCCACGCTCCATCTCTGCGCGCTGGACCCCTTCACGCGTACCACCAAAGGCACCCGTACGAACGGCTTGTGCCGCTTGTCCTTGAGCCGCGATGTCTGCTTGGCGCTGCATTTCACTTAAGGCATTGGCCGTTACCTGCTGTTGGTACGGGTTCATGAAGGCCGCAGCTTGCGAAGGATCGTAGCCAGTTGCCGCACCGGGCAGCATTGCAGCCGCAGCGCCCGCCGCAGGCAAGCCCTGTCCTGCTGTGTTTGCCAACGCGCCTAAGTTACCTGCCGCACCAGCACCTGCCTGATATGCACCGTAAGCAGCGCTCAAGGGCTGGGAGATGTTGAGTCCAGCGATGCCTTGTGCAGCTTGTTGGGTCAGGCCCTGCCCGGCAACCATCCCTTTTTCTGCTTCTGTCAGAAGCGGCTGGTAAGCACCGATACCTTGTTCGGCTAGGGCCTTGGCCTGAAGCTGTCCTTCGCCTAGACCGGCAACCTCGTATCCCGGTATCGAGATCGGTTTGGATACCTGTCTTTCTGCCGTTTTAAGAAGGGCAAGTCGCGCCTTTTCTATCTCAGGCGCTTCCTGAATCGTTTGTACCTGATATTCAGTTGCCATGATTTACGCTTTCTTTTCCAAGGCCTTCATTAGCGCGTACATACGCTTTGCACCCTTGCGCCGTGAGCCGTTGCCCATGGCACGTACTGCTCTTGCGGTGAACACGAATTCGCCGTCCGAGAGCATGGCTGGAATCGAATCCGACGTACCCGTGCCGGGGCCGTTGATAGGGCCAGTCTTTCGAGGGAAGCTCGAAGTACCGCGTTTCAAGCTGGCGATGCCGCCTGTGGCATAACGATACGCTTGTCCGGTAGATGCGGAAACGGTTCGCACATCAGGCGTCAAGTAGTATGGGTTTTGTGCGTACAGTTCTGCGCCTGAAGTTGGTATATCGGGCTTTGGCGGCTCTGGTACGTCAAAGGCCCCACCTAAATAAGCCGCACCCAGAGTCGCACCGGCGAGAGGGCCGTAGGTTGCGACCATACCGGGCATGCTGGCTTCATACGCCTTCAAGGCAAGGTCTTTACTACCTGTCCTAGCCAAAGTATCGGCATAAGCCTTTTCTGCGTTCTTAGCTCCAGCGGACTGTATGCCACTCGGAGACAAATATTCGTCGTAGAGATCGCCAACCTTCGATGCAGCGGTCTTGCCTGCCTCGACAAACTTACCCTGACTAACCAAGTCCATCACGCCTTGTGACGGAGCCGCTGCAGGGGTCATGGCGTCAAGTTTCAGAGGGCTCGTGTCACCCGGCATCTTCAAGCCAAGCATAGTGCCTGTACCCGTTAGGGCCGGGGGGGGGGTGGGACATTAGTACCCGACAGGCTTGGCTGTACGCGAGCACCTGTACCCGTGTAACTGGAGAGGTTAGGAACGTCAGGGGAAATCCGCTCCAATCCCGTTTGCGTGGGAACGGCAGCGGTTCTGCCACTAATCACATCCAGTTTTAGGTCATCCAAATTCTGTACTGCAGACTCCACCGGAGCACCAGTAGTTGTCTTACTCACTGTTCTGCCCAAAGCGTCTGTTTGATAAGTGGTGATCGTGCCGTCAGTATTAGGAACGCTTTGTGCAGTTCTAGGCGCTCCTGCCCCCGTTTTAAGTAGGGCGGCATCATCCGCTGCGCTTGCTGCAGCAGGAGATATTGGAACCGCCGCTGCCGCTTCATCTACAGCGCCTGCTGCAGCAGGAGACACAGGGGCCGCTGGGGCCGCTGCTGCCGCTTCATCCGCTGCGCCTGCGGCCTTTGTTACGTCTACCGCAGACTTGCCACCCACCGTGTCTGTAAAGCTCTTCCACGACTCAGAAGCACTCGTAGGACCTGTGTAAGAACCCGACTTGAACGCTGAAGCACCGCCCAGTACACCCGAGAAGGCACCTGCGGTCAAACCACCCATGGCACCCGATTTCAAGGCCTCGCTAATGCTGCCACCGGCCATCAAAGTCGAGCCAGCAGAACCCACAAAGCCGCTGATCGCAGCCACACCCACACTCGAAGTGACGCCTAACATACTCGCCGCTGCTGGGCCTAAGAAGAAGCCCAACGCCACCGAAGTAACAATTCGTCCCACGGTGCTGCTTGCAAACTTTTTGACGGCTCTGCCGATGCCCCGGACAGCGCCTTTGATGGCTTTACCTACGCGTGTGAACGCTCCACCGATGGCTTTTCCCAGCTTCTTCAAGAAAAATTCAGGTAACCCTGTGACTGGGTTGATCGTTCCCGCGCCGCCTGCGCGCATCAGCATACGCGCCTCACGTGGCGTGATGTGAGCCAGCATCTTATCGCCGCCTCGGCCCAAGCTTGCAATCCCGGCAGAGATGGGGTTTTTGACCATTCCACCGCGAGCAAAACCCTGAATAACAGGCTGAGAAACCTGATCCAATGCCATGTCCAACGCCATCAAATACATGGGGTCAAACTCAGCGGGCAAGAGGTCTTCTGGAACGCCCTCTTTAATCAGTTCCTGCCGGTTTTGGGCGTAATTATTAGGTTCTTGGAGAAGGGCATCTACCATCTCCTTCATCAAGTCAATCAGTTCCTGAGGCAACTGCATGCCACGCAACATCGTGCGTAGCTCTGCCACCGCCTGCGGATCAGCTTCTTCCGCAGCGGTAAACATCTCAGTGTTGAACTGTTGGGGGGAGATAGAGTTGCGAAGCTCGTTGAGCGTCGCATCATCTTCAGGGGTGAGATAACTCTTAGCGGCATTGCCTTGACCCGACATTTCGGGAACTAAAGACATGACGCCCTGCATCGCTTCAGCCATGATAATCCTTTCCAAAGTGGCAATAGACCCTCGTGCAGGGTCGCGCGCCGGGAAAGGACGCGGAATTGTCAGCAATTATGTGGTAATTCATTAGTTTCTGTCCACTTCAAGATAGCTTAGATAGAAATGTACGGTAGCAACCGACGATGTCACTTTGAGAATATCCCCGGCTTCTACAATGCAAGGAATTCCGTTAAAAACGTCAAAAGTCTCATTAACGGGCAGCGCCCTTACCTTTTGCAAAAAGTGTGGAGTGCCCGAGACAACCTGTGTCACCGTGATCAGCGCGCTCGATGTACCCGCATTGGTCACCCGCAATGAGCGCATGATGCCCGTATTCGCCGCAGGCACGGTATAGATCGTTTCCTCCGTCGCAGCAGCAGGGATTAGGTACTTACGTAGGTATTTATTTGCCATTATTGCGTTAGATCATAAAAAGAAATCGATCCGACCCCACTTCCTTGGGTCGCGCCGTCTACCGTTCTAACCGCTAAAGTAAAGATATCGCTGACCCCCGCGATCGTCGCGCCAAGTTGCAAATCCCAGTTGTAGTCGTTAGGCAAACTGGTTTGACTCACCCCCGCACTTCCACTAGAAGTCACATAATCCGTTTGAACTATGGTTCCTATTGCAGATATTGCAGTTGCAGCGACATCGTATTCCACGTTGCTATCAGAGGGTACGGTAGCTGCCCATGTCGCCCCCGTTAGCGTGGGATTCTTGAGCAGGACTACTTCATAGTTCTGGCTAGTCAATGGCAAAAACTGCACACGGTTTGGTAATACCACGGCACCTGTTCTGCCCGAGGCTAAACGAATAGACACGATGGGGAAAAAAGTTGCCGCCGTAGTGATGTTCGTAAACACCGTGGTGCGCCGTGCTACGTGGTCAATGGACGTTTGTTCAAATCCGCCTTCAGATACAACAGAGCAACATATCGATTTCATCGAAGCAGCTACGGCAGCAGTGGTCGTAATGATCTCGTAGCGTACCGGCAAAATCGCAGTAGTCATGTACACCGAGGTGACATCGTTGGCGTTTTGAAAGGTGTGGCAAATAATGTATTCACCGTTGATGATGAATCCACAACGTATTGAACCCACACCCAGCCATTCAAAATCCATCCACAGAATCTGCGCCTTACTGGGGTCCAGTGTTAAACCGCTCGGACCTGTTCCATCTAACTTGTCCCCATTCCACGACGATTGGTTCACAGTTCGCACGTCGCTTGGAGTGCCGGGAGTAGGCGTCGAGTTAGAACGCAAAACAAAGGAATACGTACCGTCAACGCGTTGGAAAAACACGCCGTTACTGTCGTTGTAGTACCCCACCCGTTGAGTCAAATTAAGACTCTGGCTGCTGTCCATCACAAAGGTGGCTAAAACCAGTAGGCCCTTGCCCGGCTGGTACGGGAACGAACGATACGTCTGTCTTTTAACAGACCCTACGCCTGCGCCAGTTACCTCCATCTTGATCGCGGCTTCATTTGACAGGTAGGTGGTAGTCCCGGTGCCCGTCGTTACCACGTCAAACTGGTTATCCGCAGCGTATCGGTTTTGACTGTCAAACAACGTATAAGGCTCGCTGACGCGTAGTCGTCCAAACGCATCCGTATTCGTGCCACCAATTGATACAGGAATCGTCATGCCAGTATCATCCATAACACCACCACCAGCTTCGTACCATGTAAAGGCAGCATCTTTGTCTTCCGTAACGACAGGCGAATACGTGTTGTTTAACTGCAGAATAACCTGTTCAAGAGAGCGAACAAGCTGGTTAAACTGCTCCGGGCTGTACTGCTGCGTCGCTGCGTTGGGCAGACGGACGTTAGTGATCTTACTCATCTCAAGCCATCCGGCTGTATGTCAACGCGCAACGTGCCATAACGCCAGTTGTCATCTACCTCGTCACTCTCAATCCGTAAACTGATCTGCCGCCCACGCGCGCGCGTGTCCACCTTCTCAGTGTTCGGAGCGATCACATACGGGTCTAACGAACTAGGCGCGGCTGTGGACTGCGGGTAAGACCGCAACAGCAAATGCACTGTCAAGTCGCCCACCTGATTCTTAAAGTCAGGGATAAACCGACGCATGTACATCATATTGTCGCCGTCACCGATGTCAAAGTAACCCGACTTAATGAATGACGTAATCGCTGCACCTTCGCCATTCACACCGTCCTCTTGGTTGTAGACACGCGTACGTCCCGCAGTCAAACCGTAAATCGTCGAGATCGTCGGCGCAGTGCTGTTCTGCATAAAGTTCGTCGCAAGCGGCTTTACAAAGGTGCCAATATCAGTCCACGCCGTACGAGACAAGGTGCCTATCGACCAGACATTCTCCAGATAGTTAAACGTCACAAACCGGTTGATGTAGTCAGTGCCTAAAGCGCAGTACCACCACGTTACCTCGTTAAACTGCGAGTTAACGCCAACGTGGAACTTCTCTTTTTGCGTCAGATTGATGTCCTTAAAGACGTAATCCTGCACCGTGCAAGGCATCTTCTTGACCGTACCGTCAAAGACGTAAAACGCCTCTGTTCCCATCCAAAACGCCACACCGTTTACGTCCGCTGCTGCGTGAGGCGCGAGGCATCCACAGTTAGCACCTAGCTGCTGAAAGCCAAACGTGTACGGAGGGCCGACATACTGCATGCCGTGCAAAGACGTGTCGGTGAAAATCAATATCTGACCACGAGAACGCACTGCGGTGATGATCTCGCTACCGTCAGTGAGCCGTTGGCCCCCGGCAGTGTTCGTGACACTCTCGGTAAAGACAGAAATGTCCTCTTGATTCGAGAATCGTACAAACATCGGGTCCTGCGTCGGGGGCGAACCCACTACGCTCTCCGTGCCAAAACAGACCAAATGCCGGTCTGGCGTCGATACCAAGGCATATTTGCTCTTGGTCGGCGCACCAGCAATCGCTAACACCCTGTCGTTAGGTGCGCTTGTGTCAAACAGGTAAATACCGCCATCGGCAATCTGGCAGATTACATCCTCGCCGTAGTTGTCGAACTGCCAGACACGTGAGCTCAACGACAAGCCTGCAGAGGCAGGACGTGGCGTACCCCACGTAGACAAGCTCCACGTACCAGTGCCCCAGCCATAGTCAAAATAGCTGATGTCTGAGCCCGTATTGATCTGATACGCGCCTACGACGGACGCACCACCGTTACCCGAATCAGAGCCGGTGGCCGTGACACCTACTTGAATGGTGTAAGTATTTACGCCAATGATTTCTTGAATTTCAAACTCGGCGTTTAAGAAGGCTGCAGTAACCGCACCCCCCAAACCAGCTGCGCCGCTGAAGGTGACAAAGTCCCCTCGAATCGCACCGTGTGCAGCGTCCGTAACCGTGACAATGTTGCTGCCGGTTGTCGCGGCAAACGTCACCCCGCCCGGGGGCGTTGTTGCTCGCAAAGGCGTGACATCCGTCCATGTACCGCCGTAAAAGCCATAAAGCTTCTTGTTCGTACCCACGAGGACGTGCGGAGCGCCGGATAGATCATTCCACGTGTGGACATCACTAGACATACCAACAAGGTACGCATTGTTTTCGGCGAACGAAGTCCAGCCGCCTATCTTTTCTGGCAGTCCATAACGAAAGCGGATGTAATCACCATCGATCCATCCGCCCTCTGCGCCGTATTCGGTATTCTGCTTGTCGATACCGGGCTTTAGCGCCAGTCTAAAATATGCCATGTTTTTTATCCTGCTTAGACAATAGGCCTACCATCAGTCCCCATGCGATCACTTGCCTCTTACGGCTTCGTATTGGCGGTAGCACTGCTTGAGGGCGAACCTGAGCTCATCGGCTTCTCCAGCGAGCCGGATAAGAAATTCGCTATCCGATCGGTAAAGCTCTTTTCCGGTACAGCCGCCTGATCCAACACCGGAGGCACCGGACACGGAATCGCCTTGGGCGGGGCGCTCATTCCTGTCGCGCAAGCTGTTAGAAAGAGCGGTAGCACGAGCATTAACATTCCTGATCTCAGCATCTTTTTCCCTCCGCAGCCTGTCCGCCGCCTCCTGCATATCCTGCTCGCGTTTCCTAGCTTCTTCCTGCCCTTTGGCGTAGGCCGCATACTGCTCAGCCTTCTCCTTGTCCCACGCCTGTTGGACCTCGGCTTTACCCGCGATATTGCCTTTATAATACCCGCCCCCAGCCGCTGCGCCAACAGCTAGTACAAAGCCAAGTATTACCCAAGGATTCATTTCTTCTCCGGCACTTTGGTGCCGTCAAGCTTCTTGTGAAGTTTGATCTCTTTACAGACCTGTACCTCTTTACCCTTCTTGTCTTTTTGCATATTGCAGACTTTCTTGGTCTCCGCTGCATGAATCTGGAATACCAAGAACAAGCTTGCAAAAACAGTAACTGCCATGCGTAGATAGATAAACATCATGAAATCTCCGGGTGAGGTGGTTGTACAGGGGCTGGTTTGCCAGCGTAACCTGTGGACGTAGCAGGTGCTGCACTAACTGGGTCAATCGTTGGCTCCATACGCGTCACAGGTGCATGCGTCGGTGCCGGGGCCTTAGGCGCAGGTGCGCTTGGCTTGTCCTCACGTTCTGCCGATGTAGACAGGCCCGGCGGCGTGAACATAGGCAATGCATCCTTGCCCTTGACCGCGAGGAGCGTCGCAAGACTTCCCAATATGTATTTCGACATATCGCTCAAGATTAGGAAAAATTGCTTGTCAGCAGGAGCCATCCCCGTCATCGGCTGGGTCACCCAGACCACCGAATACAAGCTAATGCCCACCATCATCACGACCGTAAAACAGAACGTGACCGCGATGCAGAACTTAATTACCGCATCGTGTTGTTCCTGTGTTAGTGCAAGGAACTGACTGATCAATTTTAGGGGGTTCATTGTCTACCTTTGCATCTTCCGGTTTCACAAGTTGGTCTGGGCAGGTTCCGGTACTACTACAATAAGGCCGCTTGCATTCCTTCTTTTCCCAGTTATCAGGGTTTTGGCAAGGATAGCGATACTGATCGCATCCACTAAGCCAACTTACTACCAGAATCAACCATATTAAGCGCCATCTCATAGTGATGCTCCCTGTCTGCTAATCCGATATACCCGCCGTTAATGGCCTTGGTCAAACCTTTGAAGTCGTTCGCGTCTACAAAGCGATTAAGTTTGTTCGTCTCCCAGAACCAGCAAGCACTCTGCGCGGCACCTTCAAAAGTCTGCATATATTCCGCTGCCTCTTGCGTCGTAATACTCAACGACGCGGCAAACCAAAAATAGTTATCCTTGCCGGTCAACTGCAAAATTCCGCGTCCGCGAAAGGCGAAGCCATCACCGCTGGCTTCATCGCCATTGCCCATGCGGTTGGCATAAACGCGATTAGCGATCTTTTGCGGATTGCGCTCGTACTGCTTGGCGGTCGCCAAATCCGGAAAATATTTGGGGAAAACGCGCATCAGACCAGACGCGTTGTAGTTCAGGTTTTCGCTTAGGAAAACAAAGCCGCCCGATTCATGCCCACACTGCGCAAGAAAAGCTGCCAATCGTTTGGGGGTGTTGATCTCGTATTCTTGCAGCAAGGATTTGCCGCCGAGTTCTGTTTGAGGCCTAAAAAAGGTGTCGTACCACTGCTCCGCGTATCGCGTGTTCGGGGCAAACTTCTTAAACTGTGCCAGCGAAATCATTTCCCGTATAACCTTTCCTCAAGAATCTCGCGCCGAAGTTCTTTCATTTTTCTGACTTCTTGCACTGCCGCCTGCGTAGCAAAGTACATGTCGTAGTACATAAAAGCCAACACAGGCATCACAATAAAGAAGGTCAACAACACTGCCATTACCACAACGATCAATGACCAAGGGACGTTCTCATCATCGCGCTTCTCGTTGTTAGCCACATTAGTCCCACCGCCCATAGAACTACGAAAACCACTGCCGAAACCCACGCCACCTTTGACTTGATTTCCGCTATTCTTTTTCTGCGTCGCCATCTTGCGATCTGTATTAGTTTAAGTTCTTCGGCGTGGGCTACTTCCTGTTCAGCAACGATCCGCTGCCACATCTCTTCAAACTTACTCCAGAGTGCTCCTAACTCTGGCGGCGCTCGGTACACCATTGTCTCTCGTATCTCAGCCAACATTGCATCTAGCCTCGTCGTTATGATGATGCGCCGAAGTGCCCGTCTACCAATACTCTCGTCACCCTTGTACACCTTGCTACCCGCCACCTGCTCTGCCAGTAACGCCTTACTTAGCGCGTCGTAGCTATCCATCAGCACACCCAACTGGTCACCAATCTCGGTGTAAACGTCATTTGGGTCAGCTTTGGCTATCTCCTGCACCCGCTGCACTTCGGCGTTGTACTGTGCTTTTTGTATCGGTGTCGGGTCTACTATCTTGCTGTACTGCTCCTTCAAATCCTTCAATACGTCGCTGACATCCCCCGCTGCGCCTTTGATGTCCTTGTAAAGCTTACACCCCGCCTTGACCGCAGCAACAGCAGCATTAGCTGCAGCCAAAAGGGTTAGTGGGTCAATTTAGCCCTCCTACTGTAGCTGCAGCGCCGAGGTCGGCGGGACGAAGTTAGCGGTATATCGTGCGTAGCCCTTTGTTACTCGCAGGTCATCCATGTAGCCATTAAAATTTTCAATGGTTACTGTATTACCGTTTGTTCCGATAACAGGTCTTTGGGCGACGTTTAAAAGCGATGTGCTGTTAGTAACTGTACTGCCGACTTGAGTACCATTTATAAAGCCTCGTAGACTCGTGCCTGAACGTGAAACAGCAAGATGAGTCCAAGTGTTTGTAGAAATAGTTCCAGCTTGAAGTATTGCTGTGTTGTTCAGACCCAAAAGTAATTGTCCAGAAACAATAGCAATTTGTAGATAGGCTCCGTTTGTTCCTGATGGTCTTGAATCATATAAAGAAACAGCAGTAACGCTTGCTGCATATACCCACATTTCAATAGTAAAATCACCAGTACCAAACGCATACAAATCAGTTGTCGCGGCGTTCGGTATTAAATAATCCCCCGTCCCATCGAAGTACATACTCGACCCGCCGAACCGGCTCTGCGCCGTGCTGATCTGCGCGTTGCCAACAGTCTCAAGGTCGTTCTTTGCTGTAGCGTCTGTGATGCCAGCGTTGGTGAAGTTGAGGAGATACTCTACATTGCCAGATGTT